GCTTCGACGCCATGTACATCATGGACGTGGAGCCCTACGACACGGTCAACGCAGCGATCACCGGCTCTGGCCAAGAGGTCTCGGTCACCTACACGGCGGCCGCGTTCACCTCGCGCAACCTCGACTCTTCGTTCGCTGCCGCCTACTTCCCGGACGTGACGATGGAGGACACGACCACGCGCACGAACCTCGTTGTGCCGCCCTCCGTGGCAGTGCTCGGCGCGTTCGCCCTCAACGATGCCATCGCGTTCCCCTGGTTCGCGCCCGCAGGCTTCACCAGAGGCGCTCTGACGACGACCCTCGAGACGACGGTCAAGTTCAATCGTGCCAACCTTGATGTGCTCTACGAGGCCGACATCAACCCCATCGCAACGTTCCCCGGCCAGCCGCCCGCCGTGTTCGGCCAGAAGACGCTGCAGCAGGCTCAGTCTGCTCTCGACAGGGTCAACGTCCGACGCCTGCTCATCGACCTCCGTCGCAAGGTGCGCGCCGTGGCCAACACGTTTGTGTTCGAGCCCAACAGGGCATCCACCCTCGCCCGCTTCCAGTCGCAGGTCCAGCCCATCCTCCAGACGGTGCAGGCCCAGCAGGGCGTCGAGCGCTTCAAGGTGGTCATCGACACGACGACGACGACGCAGGCTGACGTGGAGAACAACACCGTTCGCGGCAAGATCTTCCTGCAGCCGACGCGTTCTCTTGAGTTCGTCTCGCTCGACTTCGTGGTCACCAACACGGGCGCGGTTGTCTGATAGGCTCTAGGGCATTCACGAGAAACCAATACAAAAGGATAAAGCAATGAGAATCACGAAATCACAGATCAGAAGGATCGTCCGAGAGGCCGCGAGGTCCGAGGTCAACGAAAACGCCTACCCGTTTCAGCCCGAGGACATCAGGGAAGACATGAGGGTCGGCAAGGCAGTTGGCGATCTCTACGAGGCCGTGCTCGCTGTTCTGGATAACCACCCAGATTCTAGCGTGACGGGCGAAGAGATCGCTCAGGAAGTGTCCGATATGGTCTTCGAGACGATGATGGAAGGCCTGTCGGCATCCTGGGACTGATCGCCACACACCCGCATACTTAGTTTTACGCAACGCGAACACGTCTGTTCGCTAAGAATTAGGAGAACACAATGGCAGAAACGCTCTCAGTTACGGACATGCTTCCGAACAAGTTTGAGCCGAAGAGAAAATTCAGGTGGGTCCTGGCCGTGGAAGGCATCGATGCGTTCCTCGTCAAGGGTGCGGCTCGCCCGAGCTACTCGATCGAGGAGATCGAGCTTCCGTTCATCAACTCGCGCAGGTACCTCGCCGGTCGCCTGTCGTTCAGCGACATGTCCGTCACCCTGTACGACCCGATCGCACCGTCCGGCGCTCAGCAGGTGATGGAATGGATTCGCACGCACAGCGAAACCGTGTCCGGCCGTGCTGGCTACGCTGACTTCTACAAGCGCGACATCCAGCTGAAGATGCTCGACCCGGTTGGTACTGTGGTCGAGCTCTGGGACATCAAAGGTGCTTTCATCACGGCTGCCGACTTCGGCGACCTCTCTTACGATGATGATGCGGCCGCAGAGATCTCCCTGACACTTCGCTTCGACAACTGCGTCCTGCAGTACTGACGGATAGCACAGTCGAACAACGCAATGCACTGCAAACACACTAGGAGAGACAGGCATGAGAATCACGAAGAGGCAGCTTAAGCAGATCATCCGCGAGGAGGCCGCGCGGCTCGAGGGCAAGGGACTCGTCAGCGAGGCGTACGACATGGAGAACGCCAAGAGGGCGGAAGGCTTGTACGCAAACACCCAGGACGTTGCTGCCATGAGTCGTGCCATCGAGGACCTATACGAAGGCATTTTCAACGACCTGTTTGACAACGAGGGCGTCGAAGAGGACGAGGCCGATGACATGGCTCGAGCCGCAACGGTTCTGGCCGTGGCCAACGCGCTTGGCTCCGCTAACTTCAGTGCTGCCGAGGTGCTTTACGACCACCTCAGGAAAGCGGGCCGCCCCTATTGACGCAGCCTGGCTCAGGCACCCAACACCAACAGCGCCTCTGGCCTCACGTGAGAGGTTCAGAGGCGTTTCACTTAGGAGCGAGATGAAGATGATGGATAAGACGAAGAGGGCCTTGTGGTCCATCCTGGCCTCACCGGCGCTTTGGCTCCTGATCGGGGTCGTTCTGCCCCTGAGCGCCCTCGTGCCTGGCTGCGGCAAGGAATCGGTGCAGCGCGCCGTCCGGCCGGCTCTCGTGGCCTCGCCCTCCGCCATCGTCTTCGGGCAGGTGGCGGTCGGCTCGACCGACTCCGTGACTGTCTGGCTCGCCAACGAGGGCGACGCGACCCTCTCCATCACCGAGTGGGACCTGCAGGGCCCCGAGGGCGTCTTCTCCGTCTCGGGCCTCGAAGTCCTGCCCCTCCTCATCGAGCCGGGCGAGGAGGCCTCGATCACCGTCACCCACTCGCCCCTCACTGCGGACCGGTCGACCGGCTACCTGGGCCTCGTCCACAACGGCACCGGTGACGACCGCATCGACCTCTCGACGCAGGCCCTGGCCGGCCGCGTGTTCGTGTCGCCTAACCCGATCGACTTCGGTCGAGTGCCCGAGGGCGCCGTGGCGACCGAGGCGGTGGAGGTGCAGAACATCGGCACGAGCGATCTCGATCTCGGCAGCGTGACGGTCATCTCGCCGTCGGGTGAGTTCGAGATCGACCTGGAGGACCAACAGGCCTTCTCCGCGGCGGTGCTCGAGCCCGGCGACTCCATCCTCGTGGACCTCACCTACGCGCCCCTGACGGCCGGCTACGACGACGGCGTGCTGGTGGTGAGATCGAACGATCCCAACGACCCCGAGTTCCGCGTGCCGATCCAGGCGAACGGCGCCGAGCCCTGCATCTCCGTCACCCACGAGGAGGGCTACTCGTTCGGGCAGCGCCAGACCGGCAGGACCCACGAGGAGGTGTTCACGGTGACGAACTGCTCGACGGCCTCCAACGGCGAGGCCCTGATCGTCGACGCCATCACCTGGTCGCCGAACCTGGATCCCTCCCCCTCCTTCGGCCTCGCGAGCCTGCCGGCCCTGCCCCTGACGATCGAGCCCGAGGGCACGGCCACCTTCGTGGTCACCTACGCGCCCGAGGTCGAGGGCGACGTCGAGCGAGCCCTCCTGCGCATCTCGTCCAACGATGAGATCAAGTCGCCGCTGGACATCGAGATCACCGGCACTGGCTCTGACAACACCTGCCCGACGGCCGTGGCCACGTGCGCCATCAGGGACTCAGGCGCGCCGCCTAGCACCGAGATCAGCGCCCTGCCCCTGGACGTGCTGGACTGCACCTCTGCCGCCTCGACCGATCCCGACGGCGACATCATCGAGCGCGTCTGGCAGGTGGTCGAGCGCCCCGAGGGATCCACCGCCTCGTTCGACGACCCGTCCGCAGAGAGACCCTCGCTCTTCCTCGACCTCGCCGGTCGCTACGCCCTGGAGCTCGATCTCGTCGACGACGACGGCTCCCCCGCATGCGAGCCCGCTCGGGTGGTGGTCGTGGCCACGCCGGACGAGGACATCCACGTGCAGCTCGTGTGGACCACACCGGCGGACCCTGACGAGACCGACGAGGGCTTCGCTGCCGGGACCGACGTCGACCTCCACCTGCTGCACCCGAACGGCTGCTGGGAGGAGAGGCCCTGGGACTGCCACTGGCGAGACACGCAGCCGAACTGGGGCGACACGTCGCGCACGGATGACGACCCCTCGCTGGACATCGACGACACCGACGGCGCGGGGCCGGAGAACATCAACCTCGACAACCCGGAGGCCGGCATCACCTACCGAGTGGGCGTCCACTACTACAACGACCACGGCTTCGGCACCTCCATCGTGACAGCTCGGATCTACCTGTTCGGCACGCTCGTCTACGAGGACACCCAGGAGATGACGGATCGAGGTCAGTTCTGGCAGGTGGCGGAGATCGACTGGCCCACGGGCGAGGTGAGGCCCATCGGCGCGGTCACCGGCGACATCCCAACATGCCCCTGATAACGCATACTTATCAACACCGACCAGGCGCAATGCACTGCAAACGCACAAGGAGAGACAGGCATGAGAATCACGAAGGGACAGCTTAGAAGGATCATTCGAGAAGAGATCGACCGGGCCAATCGCTCGCCCGGAGCTCGTCGAACTCGTCGCCGCATGTCAGAAGCGCGGATCAGTCACGATGAAATCAATGCAATCCAGCAAGACCACAGGGCTTGGTATGACTCGGGTGGCGAAGCCGGCCAACGCGCGAATTTTCGTGGCGTTGATTTCGGCGGAAAATTGATTGGCATTGGAACTGGAAACGTGGCATTCTTCCCTGATGCCGATTTTGCTGGAGCCAACCTTTCTAAGTCGTCACTGCACGGCGCTCTGTTGACAGATGCAAACTTCGAAGGCGCTGACCTTTCTGGCGTGAATTTCCTTCGAGCGCGTCTCCAGGGAGCAATCTTCCGCAATGCGGACCTCACTGATGCAGACTTTCGAGCTGCGAACATCCAAGGTGCTGACTTCACTGGTGCCGATCTCACCGGCGCGAACCTTTATGGGCACGATTTGTCTGTCGCAGACTTTACCGATGCCAAGTTGGATGGGGCTCACACAGACGCCAACATGATGGCCAGAAGGCGGGCTGCTGGACTAGAATAACATCACGAACACACAAGGAGAGACAGACATGAGAATCACAAAGGGACAGCTTAGAAGAATCATCCGCGAAGAAGTGAACCGAGCCAACCGAACGCGCCGATCGCGGCGATTGTCGGAAGCCGACATTGAGCAGGAAATCAAAGCTGCACGCGTCGCTGCTGCCGACATCGACGACTACGCGGATATGAAAGGAAGGGATCTGAGAGGTGCGGATCTTAGTTACGCGGATCTGAGTTACGTGGATTTCACTGGCGCAGATCTCTCTGGCGCAGATCTCTCTAACGCAAACCTCGAACAGTCCTTGCTCGGGAATGCGGACCTCGCTAATGCGGACCTGCGCGGCGCGTATTTGAGAGATGCGGATCTGACCGGCGCGGACATCACTGGTGCGGACTTTACTGGTGCAACTATCCGACGCACATCGCTCGACGACGTAATCGGTGAAGAGACGGCCCTCGGGCTCTGATCAACAGCGGCCTCGTGCCGGCTTTTCTTTTGCCCGCTTCAGCCGCATACTTATCACCTGAGCCCTAAAACAAAACAGCCCAAAGGAGGATAGGACCATGAGAATCACCAAGAGACAGCTTAGAAGGATCATTCGAGAAGAGGCCGCTCGCCTGAACGAGTCGGCCGGGGCCATGCCGCTGGTCGGGCTCACCGCCCTGGGCAACGGACCGATGTCGTCAAGGCCTGCTGCTTCGGACAGCCGCCGCGCTATTTCAGAGGCGCCTGACCGTCACCTCGCCGCAGTGGATGCAGCTATGGAGGCCGTGTACACTGCCATGGAAAGCGCGTCGGCGGCGGGCTACTACGATCGACTTGGCCAAATTTACGGAGAGCTTGAGAGGTATCGCGAGGACGCTTACGAGATGCTCGCTGCCATGGGCCGCTGACGTGAAAGCGAGGAAGCTGACAGCAAGAGGCCTCCGCGCCCTCATTCTTGACGAAGCTGCCAAGGCCAAGAAGTCCGAGGACGGCGTGATGACCCGCGTCTACGACGGCAAGAAGTACACCGCCTCGGCCGGCTCCGTCGCCTCTCTCGAGAAGCACGGCATGTCCGCCGAGAAGGCCGTCAAGGCCGGTGACTTCGACTGGGCTGACAACCCGATGGCTGCCGCGCAGGCTGCTCACATCGTGGCCTCCGGCAAGCCCACCGTGCCGAAGGGCGCGAAGATCAGCGAGTCGCAGCTTCGTCACATGATCCGTCAAGAGCTCGTCTCTGAGGCTCTGGGTGGCGACAAGGGCGCCGCTGGCGAAGAAGGTGCTGACAAGGCCTCCGTGGAGAAAGCCGCCAAGAAGCTTGCTGCGGCGCCTGGCCTGGATGCTGCACTGAAAGGCATTGACACGATCCAGGAGATCGAGCCCGTGCTCAGGGGCTTCATTGAAAAGATCGTGAAGGCTTCCGGCGGCAAGGCGGACGACGGAGAGATCATGAAGGTGCTCAAGAAGCTCGTTAGAGAGCTGTGATCTAGCCAAAGGGCTGGAAAACGAGCGGGGTCGGTTTACAAGCCGGCCCCTCTTCTATTTTTATCTTGAATGCCTGTATAGATCTAGGTAGATCTACTCACCAAGAGGAAAGATGTCTGAAGATCAAGGTCGCAATGCAGTTTTTACTCAGGGAAATGACGGGCCCGCGGGCGTGCATCCCCACATGCCGCGCAAGAACGTCATGCTCGAGGACTTCGGCTACGAGGTGCCGGTCGAGTCGGTTCCCCTGCCGTCAGGCGGCGTGACCTATCCGCCCAACTCGGTGCTGCACGGCAAGGACTCTGTTGAGATCCGAGCGATGACCGCGAAAGAGGAAGACATCCTCACTTCCAGGGCCCTCATCAAGAAGGGCACGGTCATTACCCACCTGCTCAACAACTGCATCACCACCCATGGCGCCAACGCTGACGCGATGCTCTCCGGCGACCGAAACGCCGTCATGGTGGCGCTGCGCATCACGGGCTACGGTGCCGACTACAATGTTGACGTCTCCTGCCCCAACTGCAACGAGAAGTCGAAGCAGACGTTCGACCTGTCTTCTCTTGAGATCAAGCCTCTTGACATCTCGCCTGTCGATGTCGGCCAGAACGAGTTCGAGTTTGAGCTGCCTGTCACGAAGAAGGTGGTCAAGTTCAAGTTCATGACCGGTCGAGACGAGCAGGAGATGCTTCGCATGCAGGAGCGCCTCAAGAAGATGGGCAACGTGGGCAACAACCTCGTCACCCAGAGGCTGCAGGCTGCTGTCATCTCCATCGGCGGCATCACGGATAAGTCCAAGATCCAGCTGTTCATCCAGAACATGCCTGCCCGCGACTCGCTCGCTCTGCGTCGCTTCATTGACGACAACGAGCCTGGCATCGACATGAACACGTGGATGGACTGTCCTAACTGCATGGAGACTTCGCAAGTGAGGTTGCCTCTGGGGGCAAGCTTTTTTTGGCCTGACGCCTAACGACAAGGAGTTCTTCCTCGAGCCCACTTTCCTGCTCATGTACTACATGGGCTTCACTTATCGCGAGTGCATGGACCTGCCAATCTGGCAGCGCAAGTGGTTCATCGAGAGGATCAACGAGGAGTTCAAGCGGGCGAAGGAGGCCAACTCGGACGCATCTCGAGCAGCCCATCAGAACACGCCAGACTCTAGAGCCATGCAGGGCCGCTCCAGGTCACACGTCCCAGCCAAGCTCAGACGTTTCACTTAAGAACGACTGCAGCATACTTAGTTCAGCACGTGAGGCCTAACATGCGAAGAACCAAAAAGCAACGCAAGCTTTTCGAATCGGCTGCCGCAGCTTACATCCTTGGCGTCGATACCGACCTCAGGCTCAAGGGCCGAGAGGAGCAGGTCGAGGCAACCAAGAAGGCGCTGTCTGCGTCCAAGAGGCTCTACGAGGCCCTGAGATCGAGCAAGCCGCTGCCCATCGTCCGCGAGCTCATCGAGAGCAAGCGAGATGCTGCCGAGCGCTTCAAGCTCGTCTTCGGCTTCTCCTGGCCGTTTTGAGCTAGATCACCATGGCGTCGATTGATGAACTCCAGCAACAGCTAGAGATAGCCAGCGCTCTCAACAATGCGGTGAGAGATGGCAACAAGCTGCTCGAGCAGAGATCCCGTCTGATGTCCAATCAGTCGGATCTTGCTCGAGAAATGCAGGGTTCCCTCGAGCGCATGACGGGCTCATCTAGTGAGAGGCTGGGTCGCCTTGAAGAGCAGCTTCGTCGTACCGCGGAGGCGATGTCAAGCAGTGCCGAAGAAACAAGTGGCCTCACAGGCGAGATCGACCGTCTTTCAGATCAGGTTGACAAGACCGGCCAGGGCTTCAAGGGCCTAAGCGTCGGCGGCGTTTCTCTCCTGGGTGCATTCGGGGGCCTTAGGGCTGGTTTGCTCAAAACAATCAACCAGTTCTCGCTGTTCGGCGGCTTGGTGACCAACGTCGCCAAGGGCATGTTCAACTTGGGCTTCGCCATCGTGTCGCTACCGTTCAGGCTGCTATCTGGCCTCGTCCGTTTCGCTGGATCAGGCGGCGGTGGCCTAGAACTGCTACAGGCCTACGAGAAGGTGAGAGAGGTCTTCGGCGATCTGGCTTCCAACGAAGGCGCAGCGCTCATAGAATCTTTCCAGAACTTGAGGAGCCAAGCTGGCAACCTGGGCGGAACGGGCATCAGCCTGTCTAGAGTGTTCGGCGTCGGTCCCGGCGGCCTCGCGGCTGCTCTCGGTGCCCTGCAGGAGGTTGCCACGTCTCTCGGCGCTCGGTTCTCCGTGCTGCAGAACGACTTCCTCGAGGCTGGCGGCGAGATCCTGGCTCTTCAGAGAGGTCTCGGCCTGACAGCTGATCAGATGGCCGCTCTCGGCACGAGGGCGATCGTGGATGGTCAGAGCTTCAGCGACGTGCTGGCAGAGACGGCGAGCCTGTCCATCCAGCTCGGCGATCAGTTCGGCATCAGCTCGAAGCTCATCTCTCGAGACATCGCCACCATGGCCTCTGACTTCGAGAACTTCGGTTCGATGTCCCAGGAAGAGCTCGCGACGACAGCTGTGTTCGCTCGCAAGTTGGGCATCGAGGTCTCTGACCTGCAGGGCGTCATCGGTGCTTTTGACGAGTTTGAGAGTGCCGCAGAGAACGCTTCTCGACTGGCCCAGGCGTTCGGTCTCAACGTTGATGCCATCCAGCTGCTCAATGCCGAGAATCCAGCTGAGCGCATCGACATGCTGCGCGAGTCGTTCTTCGCAGCAGGCAAGTCCATCGAGAGCTTGACGCGTCAGGAGAGAGCTCTCCTCGCGCAGACAACGGGCCTGTCGGGCGCAGCTCTCGAGGCGGCATTCGCGCAGGAGAACATGGGTCTCTCCTACGACACCATTTCTCAGGCTGCCGAGGATGCCGCTGAATCTCCAATGTCGACAGAGGAGGCGATGGTCCGCTTGGCTGACTCCATCGAGCGGGTGTTCGAGTCAGGCGGCGGCATGGACTCGTTCTTCGGTGCGTTCGCTGAAGGCTTCCAGCAGGGTCTACGTTGGGGCGGTCCGTTCCGCGAGCTCATCATGGCGATCAGGCAGTCGCTCATTGCGACCCGCCAGGCTGGTCGAGAGTTCGCGCGCATGTTCGTCTCTAACTTCCCTGGCCTGCTGGAGATCGTCGAAGCACTGACCGATGCTTTCGATCCAGAGAAGTTCAGGGGCTTCTTCAGGGACGTCACTGCGGCGTTCCAGACGTTCTTCAACACTCTCAACCCCAACAACTCGTCCTCTGCGACTGCCAGATTCTTTGACGATCTGTCCGATGCTTTCACCGGTAACTTCGGCCAAGGCGCAGGCAGCATCTTGGGAAGGCTCCAGAACGGGCTTCAGACTGCTCTCAATTTCGTGGGTCAGGCGATTGTTGGAGCGATCCCGATGATTGCTGGCGCTTTGACGCAGGTCACGCAAGCCCTTCTTGCTCTGTTGAGAGGCGAATCAGTGCCGTTTCAGTCAGAAGCCCTTGGGTTCGCTTCAGGCTTAGGGGAGGCTTTTGCAGAAGCGTTCAGGGGATTAGGCCCCGCGCTGAGGCAAGCAGGCGAACAGCTGCTGCCTGTCTTGGTTGAGCTTTTCAAGGAACTGTTCGATCGCTTGTTCAGCACTATCGGGCCTTACGTGATCGCAGGATTTGCTGGTCTTTTCGCGGCCAATGTTCTCGTGAGTGTCGTTGCTGGCGCTTTGAGAGCGGGCATAGCAGCCGTGATCACCAACTTTGTTGGCGCAGTTTCAGGGCTTTTTGGCGGTGCCGCCGGTGCAGCCGGTGCCGCAGCAGGCCCGGCAGCAGCAACTGGGCTGGGAAGCATGCTAACTGCCATTTCCAAGATTCCCATAGGAACTATTGCTCGAGCCGGTCTCGCGCTGCTTGCGATTTCAACGGCGGTCGTGGTTGGAATGATTCCATTCATTGCTGGCGTAGCCGGCGCCATTCTTTTGCTGCGACAGGCTGATATTTCCCCAGTTGAGTTCGCGGTGTTTGCTGCTACTATGACTGCCGCATTTACAGCCTTCGCCATCATAGTGCCCGCGCTGGGTCTTCTCGGAGCTTTGATAGCCTCAACGTTCGGTGGAGCTGCCGCGGCAGTTTTGGCCGGTTTGGCGCTAGTGGTCACAGTGATGTTCAGCGCAACCGCTGCGGTCACAGAAGTGTTCAGGATCCTAGACCAAGGAATGAGAGATGTTGACCCTAATCGACTTGGAGCAGCGATCTCAGCGTTCACAGACGTCATCCAGGCGTTTGCGCCTCTCACTAACGTTATTGTAGCCCTTGCTGGGGTTCGTCGGATCACTGGCCCTGAGCTGCAGAGGCTGATCGAGACGACGAATGAAATGCTTGTCGGCGTCATGGGTGCAATGGCTGATACTGTTAACGGCATCATCAGCTCCATTGGGGTTGATGGGTTGTCAGAGAGTCAGATAAGAACCGCGGCAGCCGTTTCGCAGATCATTGGAGCCTTCGGTCAGCTGATAGGGTCAATACCTGGCCCCATGGAAGTCACCAATCGAGAAATACGACAACTCAGAAGATCTGGCATCGAAGGGGACGACTTGGTGGCTCTGCTAGATCCGAGTCAAGGCATTCTGACGACCATCACTACGGTCATCAACGGCATTGCAGGCCAGCTTCCGACTTTTGTCAGAGCCCTCTCAAACGTCGATGTCACGGGCATAGATGAGGAGAAGCTTGAGGCCATAGGCAATGTCAGCAGCGCCATAGGCACCATCACGCAGGACATGACTAGGCTGGCAGACATTAGTTTCAATGAGATATTCGGCGCTGTCGCGAATCTTCGAATGGTTGCCGCAGCCTATGGCGAGATCGGTGACATTGTTAGAGGAAGCCTTAGCGATCCGATCGAAGTTGCGGCAGGCATTGAAAGAATAGGTGACGCTCTTGGCGTCAGGAATGGCCGGCTCGAGATCAACAGAGAGGCCCTGCAAGTCACAATCAACCTGAACGTTACAATGGACACAGACGACGTGCGTGCTGCCATCACCGGCAACCGAAGCGCAACCATTGCAACAACGTAAGGAGGCCCCGTGTCAGACAACTTGGAGCATCTAGCTGAGCAGATCATCGCCAACGCGCCCCAGGAGTGGCAGAAGGCTCTTCGTGACATCTATGAGCAGTCGAAGCTAGGCGGACTAGGTGTGGCTCAGGTGTTGGCCCAGGCGGCTGAGGTAGAGGAAGGGGCGACGGAAGAGACGGCGGAAGATATTTAGCATCATGGCAACTCTCGGACAGAGCATGCGCCGGGTGGCTGCCCCGGCCCGAAGCGTCGACCCGCAGGTCAAGAAGCAGATCGAGCCCATCGCGCCGCAGAGGACAGCGGAGGATGGCTCAGGCTCGTCTGTTGTCGATCTCGGGGCTGAGACCGATCTGCTCGAGACGAGCATCGCCAACCTGCGCAAGTACACGGCCGAGATCACTGCCGGCAACCAGTTTCCTGTCGCAGAGCCGCCAGCTGTCTACGATGCCAGCGTGCTCACTTCTGCCGGCAACATCACGGATCCGTCCGTCGGTGGCCAGATCACCTACACGACCCAGGACGAGCCGGGCTTCCGATCCACCAGCGAGGACTTCGGCAACGAGGGCAAGGAGGTCGCCTCCGACCAGGCCATCCTGACTGCTGGCTACGGCCTGTCCGATGAGGGCATCCCCGACGGCGGCCAGCCGGTGGCGGCTCAGAAGAGCAAGATCTCTGGCTACGTCTCGTCCGTGCTGACAACCAACCGCTTCTCCGGCGTGGCATCGTCCCAGCGCTTCGTCGACACGGAGGAGGGCGAGAGATCCATCACCTCCATCGGCGACATCATTCCCAACCAGGAGGGCAAGGGCGCCTACGATCCTGCTGGCACCGGTGGCCGGCAGCTGAAGAGGGCCGGCCGTCGCAGCAACACTGAGGTCGCAGCCCTCAGTAACGTGGCGCTTCGACTGCTCATCAACGCAACAGGCCACGACACGATCGGCGCCTCCATCGGCAGGGACTCCCGCGCCGGCAACACCAGGGCGCAGTCACTCAAGGCTGCAGCGCTTCCGTCGCCCGCCCAGCTCGGCGTCTCCAAGGTCGATGGTGACAAGCTGCAAGCAGGCAAGGGCGTTGTCAGCACGCCGGTGTCCGCAGAGAAGGGCGAGTCGCTCGGCTATTCGGGCAAGCCTGGTGAGTCAGGCAAGAGCTACGGCGTGCTCAACTCTCCCATCGAGAAGTTCGATGACGGCGCCCTCAGTGGCATGACGTTCCAGGCGATCGCTGGCGCCGTGGCGCTTCTCGGCGTGTCGACCCTCCTCTCGACCCTCATCAGTTCGGGCGGCAAGAAGATGACGCTGGCTGAGTTCTCGCCGAGCAGCCTGGGCAAGGGCGGCAGAAGCCTGGTGAACACGCCTAACGGTCTTCAGTTTGCTAAGGGCTCTGGCAGCGCTGCGGCCAGGGTCTTGCAGGCTGCAGCTGACATTGCCGGGAATCTCATGCCGGGCTTGGGTGTCCCAGAGCTTACGCACGCTTTCGATGAGTGTGTCACGTTCGGAATCAGAAGCTTCTACGGCATCGACGGCTCTGGCGGCGGCTTCGTGAACATTGCTAGCTCACCCGGATACTATGCAACCGTCATGAGAAGAGTTGTTGGTGACCTGGAACAAGTGGGACGTGCAGCGAGAGACTCTAGCAACCCGATTGCCGGCGCTCAGGCCGTCATTGAGGCTCTTGGCTCTTCGATGACGTTCAAGTTCGTCACGACCATGGCCACGATCGGCGAGGCGATGCTGAACGATGCTGATCGCTCCAAGGGCCCTCCTGAGAATCCTGGCGTCAGGAGCGGCATAGGTACCACCGACGTCTCGTCGATGAACAGAGGGTTTCTCAAGCTGCTGCCCGTGAGCTTCTTGGATTCTGCCACCGTCTCTCTGCTGACGGGCAATTCAGTTCCGCTCGCTGCGCCCGGCACGATCTCAAAGAGAGGTGTCAACCTCCGGCCGGAGATAAACATCGAGGACGTGCAGGCTTTCGAGCGTGCGATAGACGCAGAGTACTTCCCGTTCACGATGCACGATCTTCGCACGAACGAGATGGTGCAGTTCGGCGCGTTCATCACTGACGTCTCTGATGGCTTCACTGCGAACTACGAGGAGACGGAAGCGTACGGTCGAGCCGATGCCATCATGACCTACAAGAGCACCAAGCGATCCATCGACTTGAGCTTCGTTCTGGCGTCCACCAACCCAGAAGACCACGACATCATGTGGCAGAAGGTCAACAAGCTCGTTTCTCTCGTCTACCCACAGTACAGCAAGGGTCGACTCATCAGCAAGGGCGGCAACTCGTTCAGGATGCCGTTCTCGCAGGTCATGACCTCCTCGCCGATGATCCGGATCAGGCTCGGTGAGATGATCACGAGCAACTACTCTCGATTCAATTTGCAGCGCCTGTTCGGAACTGGAGATGCCGGTCAAGGCGCGCAGTACTCCGTTAGCACGAGCGTCGGTGAGGCTGAGGTTGCTGCTGACGCCCTGTTCTCCATGGCAGGCGTTTCTCTGAATGACACTAACGCTAGTGGTGAGCAGCCTGTGGACGTCTTCAGGGGTGCCATCGTTGAAGCCCTGGCGCAGATCAGGACTCAGTACAGAGCTGGCTTCCAAGCAGGCCAACAGGCTTACTTGAGGAGAGAGGTCCACGCTGTTGTTGATGAGAGCGGGTCTCGCGCCGACCGGCGAGATGAGCGAAGACAACTTGATCCTGCCAAGAGAGGAGCAGCGAGGGCTCAAGACAGAGTTCAAGACAGGCTTGTCACCAAGATCGCCCTCGGGGCGAACACGCCGGTCAAGATCATCGAGTCTATGCCAGGCAGTTCACCCAGGCTCTACAAGGTGTCGATCGGAGATGGTGGGGATTCCGTGTTCATTGTCGATGAGTTCAGTTTGATTCTTGACCCCGCACCATTTGTTCAGAACGCGCTGGATAACGCGGTTGGCGGACAGATAGATTTTGAAGCATCGTTCGGTGATCTGAACCTCGAAACACCAGAAGGAAGGGCTGAACAGCTCGATCGGATTGCCAACGGCGATGTGACAACCACGCCGGCTATATTCAACACGGAAAGAGTGCAGGATTTCCGGCAAGCCGTCACTGATTTCTTTACTTCCGACAGAAACCCCATCGTCAGATCGTTCGAGAGCTCGATGTCAGAAGGCCTCGCCGGCTTCATCACCTCGCTCAACTTCGACTACTCAGAAGCGCAGTACGAGACGGCCCCCGGCTCGAGGGCTCCCACAATGATCAAGGTCCAGCTGAGCTTCTCGCCCATCCACGACATCCCGCCCGGCCTCGACGCTGACGGCATGGATCGAGCGCCTCTTTACCGAGTTGGCGCCGCGAACAGGCAGCTCATCGGCCTGGATGGCGCGAACAGCGGCGTCACGCTTCCTGGCCCTAACGGTGCCGAGCTTCCGGCTGCCGTCCGCGAAGAGCAGTCCGCGGCCGCCAACGCGTTCGTGGCTAATCATTACGCTAACCTCGTGTCTGATACGATCGTTCAAGGACTCAATCGCGCAGCTGAAATACAGGAGGCTGCAGCTAGAAACAGAGGCCAGGCTGCCAGAAGAGCTTCGGGCGAACCGGGATTCTTTGATACTGCTCAAGCATACAGAGACTACTTGAAAGATCAAGGCCTGGAAGCAGCATCCAGCATGGCATACGAGAGAGCCAAGGAGGTTTCGCGGGCTGCAGAGATTGCCGCAAACGCCGATCCCGTTTATCCTGTCGGCGAAGAAGGTGTCGCCGGTAGAATTACGCGGTTCATTGACAGACTCGACAACGGTGGGTGATTCTAATGCCAACCTCTAGATACTCAAGAACAGCCCGCCTGAACGGCGGCAAGTCCCTCGGCACCCCCGTCTCCTCTCGAGAGATCCGTCGAGCGGCAGCCAATGGCAGCATCGCCACCACGCAGATCGTCACGCAAGAGGGCGAGCGTCTGGATGCGATTGCAGGCCGGGTGTACGGTGACGGCCGCTACTGGTGGGTGATCGCTGCAGCATCCGGCATCGGCTTCGCTCCTCAGGTGCCAGCAGGCATCAGGCTCATCGTTCCCTCTGACATCGAGCAGGTCCTCAACCTGGTGGCTTAAATGACTACTTCGATCCGCACAGCCGAGTTCCAGTTCCTGAACCGGGCGCGCCGGCTCGTTCGAGAGTTCAGTCCGTTCTTGGAGTTCATAAACGAGCGGCAGTTCCTAGCAGCCATTCTGCTCGGCGGCAACGAGTCCGAGGGCGGTGAGGAGCAGGCGGCAGGCATTCTCGAGATACTAGAACGCGACGAGCTGTCTGAAGTTGCGGAGCTCATCGTCTCGGCTTTCCAGAGCCTGAACTCTGGCGGCGCGCTGGCTGCGAACTTCTACAACAACTACACGCTGTTATACAAGGCCGGATCAACAGACGCTGTTTTGGAGGAACTCGATCGTCTCACGCTAGAAGAACATGGATTCGCTTTATTGGACTTGAATAGCGAGGGGGGAGGAGGTAATGCCGATTCGACCGCTATAGAAAACCAGGCTCTTGCTGCATTTGATGCGCTCGGAAAATTGTTCCGTGATGAAGGCTACAACACTAACGTCAACGATATTGCTTCACAACTTTCTATTGAGCAAGCGTCCGTTTTGGACACGACATTTGCTCTGTATGTGCCTTCCACGTTGGCAAATGATTCAAATTTCCTCAAGCAACCAGAGCAACCACCTCGACTCGAGGTGTTCGAGGATGAGTCATTCATCGACTTCAGCGAGCCCCAGGTCATCGCAGCCATTCGCGCTGCTACGGCAGAAGGTCCTATTGATCCTCCTGACATCCGGCCCGAAGACGAGGCCATTGGCACGAGAACGAGAAGGACCACGAGGCGAGCTCCCGAAGTCGACGAGGGCAACTTGCCCCCGTTCAAGTTCAACGTGAAGCTGATCGACCCCAACCCTGAGGATCCGGAGATCGGCCCCAACCTGGTCTCCCTGCTTGTCAACGACGTGAGCCTCATGCCTGCCAACAGGGACACTGGCATCGCTGAGCTCTTCATGAACTTCATCCCGACGTACGAGATGTCGAGAGCTGTGCCCTATCTGGACATCGGCCTCGTCATCCCAGGCGCCCAGGGATCTGACAGGGTGGTCTCTCTCGCCAGCGCGCTCAATGGCGGCATCCCCGACGGGCTGGATCCCGACACCAACCCTGCTGACCTGCTCTACGGCGCAGACAGAGATGACGTTCAGGAGATCGATCTCACCTCGTCCACTGGCCTGGCGACCGGCATAGAGCTCTTCACAGCTCCTCAGACGCTAGTGACCAATCAGGGCTTCGTTGAGCCTGATGACCTCGCTGCTCAAGGCTCCGGTCGCGTGGCCACCCCGCTGGATCGATTCGCGCCTCTGGCATCGTTCAACGGCATCTCGTTCGACATCGCTGCCTCGCACGGCCTCATCGCCTACAAGCAGGCCAAGATGTCCATCACGGTGCACGACCGCGGCCGGCTGCACGAGCTCGGCGCTTTCATTCGGCCAGAGCTCTACTCTCGGGTCCACATGTACGTCGAGTACGGCTGGTCACACCCAGACAACGACATCGAGAAGAATCCGTTCGGCTACCTCATCAACACGCTGCGCTCGACAGAGAAGTTCACGATCAGGAACAGCAAGTTCAACATGGACGCTTCCGGCAAGGTGAGCATCGACGTTGATCTCACGACGAGAGGCTCCGAGCGCCTGGCTCTTTCCGACATCTCCAAGGGTGAGGGCGTGGAGGCGGTCACTGAGAAGATCAACGATGTCATCCGCACGATCCAGGATGCTCTCGCTGCTTTCAGGCAGGATCAGGGTGGCGGCGCTCAGGCAGCCACGCAGGTGAGCGAGATCTTCGCCGAGAACGTCTTGGGCGCCGTCTCAACGACCGATGCTTCCGTCTCGACTGTCGATGATGAGCTGAGTCGCAACATCCAGGAGACCATCAGGAGGCTCCAGGATGCTGGAGATTCTAACTTGCAAGATGTTCGCGCCGGCCTCGTCCAGCTCTACGGCGACGGCGGCACGAATGACGGGGCAGATCCTCCTCTGACCAGACAGCTCCAGGCCACGATCGCTGCCTCTCTAGAGCGCAAGCGCCGGGTGCTCTACAACGGCCTCGATCCGTTCCTGCCGGTAAGCAACTTCAGGCAGGTGGATCGACGAGGCACCCTGTCTGACCTGAGCCTCTCCTCAACAGACGAGTACGTGTCGCTTGCCAAGCTGCTCATGAACTTCGTCGGCAAGCCGCTCGCAGCAACGAAGCGCTTCGACGAGGTGCAGTTCCTGTTCTACCCGTTCAACACTGACTCCGGCAACCTGCGCAACAAGTCAGTTGCCTCGTTCCCCATCAAGCGCAGCGAGTTCCTCAAGCTCATGCAGGACGAGTCTCGCCTGTCGGCCAACATGCCGCTCGAGCGCTTCTTGTCGCTTCTCGACAGGACGTTCGTCAGCGACCAGGCGAACGAGGCCTACGGCCTGTCCAGCCTCTACCAGCCGGCAGACGAGAACGGCAACAGGGAGCTCATCGAGGCCCTGCAAGACGATGCCACTGAGGTCGTCAACCTGAAGCAGCAACTGCTCAGGGACATCTACGGCAGCAGCGACGCAGAGGCTAGATTCAGGATGCCCTCCATCAAGTTCCACTGCGAGGCTGTGCCCAGAAGGACCTACACGGTCACAGGCCAGGACGTGACTGGCGAAGGCCTGCGCGTGAACTTCGATGATGCCGAGCCTAGCGTCTCCACGCCCAACGCCAAGGCCTCAACGATCCTGCGGATCCACGTCATGGACGAGGCCGCCACGCCTCACGCGTCCGCAGGGGACGTCTACCGCTCGGTCCGAGAGGGCCAGTTCAACGCCATCCGGCAGCGCCTCGATCCTGAAGAGGACGCGATGGGCCACCAGAGGAACGCCGAGCAGGCCCTGAACCTGGCCGAGGACTTCGGCATCCTCGAGTCGTCACCGTCCGTCTCCGCTAACCCCGGGGAGGAGCTGCAGCTCCCTCGCACGTTCAGGGTTCGCGGCGGCATCGGAGGCATCAAGAGATACCTGCGGCGTCTCGTGCCCACCATCAGATTCGGCACGCCTGGCTCGGCCGCAACGAACGCCACGTTCTCGTCCAACTCTGACTCCGCGCTCGCCACCATCAACATCCTGAGGGCCGGCCGACAGGGCGACGCGCCTCCGGGCCTGAAGGATGCCGGCCTGCCTCTCTCCATCTTCCCGACAGAGGTGGAGCTCGAGACGATCGGCTTCCCGTTCTACACGATCGGGCAACAGTTCTTCGTGGACTTCGACACCGGCACGACGGCAGACAACATCTACGGCGTCGCTTCCGTCAGCCACACGATCGAGCCCGGCAAGTTCAAGTCCCAAGTGAAGCTCGTGCGCACGACGGACGCCTACGGTGAGTACCGCGCTCTCGTCGACCAGATCTCCAACGCGCTCAACGAGATCGGCGACACCGGCCAGGGCGAAGAGTAGATGGGCTTGAAAACTTCCTGCTGGCCTCGTATGATGCCGGCATGGAAACCAACACGAGCTTCAACCTAGGCAGCACAGCATCACCCGGGTCTCCCGTTGGCCTCTCCATCGAGGGCACGAGGCTCGCGTTCCGCCAGCCGGATCCTGGCTGGCCCACGTGGGAGCTCGACGGCTCCGGCTCGCTCAACGAGCTGCTGGAGATCCACGGCAGGGAGGAGGACATGCTGACCGCGAACGAGCGCAGGATGTTCGAGAAGCTCGGTGCCTGCAGGGCGAGCGTGCTCAGGGCCCTGCCCAAGGAGGTGCTCGTCGAGAGGCTCGCCCTCGTCTCAGGCGGCCTGCGAGCCGTGGATCAGTCTGGCTACCTGCCCGCCTACATGGCAGGCCGCAGGCTCCTGGACTCTCTCAGGCCGTCGGACGTGGATCCGTCGATCTCGAGCTATCCCAACAAGAAGGACTTCGACGTCGACGGCCTGCTCAACCACTACGCGATGGGCCCGGTCGTCCCCAGGTACTCCATGGCCTCGACGACCACCGGTCGGCTGACGATCACGAGAGGCCCCAACTTCCTGACGGCGCCCAAGTGGGTCCGCCGGTTCATCAGGTCCACGAGCGGCCTGCCGGTGTGGGAGCTGGACGTGACGGCCCTCGAGCCGACGGTCCTGTTCAGCTACCAGCTGCCAGACTTCGATCCGGGTGACGACCTCTACGCGGCCGTCTCGGACAGGTGGTTCGCCGGCTCGCTCCCTCGGGACGTGGCCAAGCAGCTGGTCATCTCGCTGTGCTACGGCGCTCGTGAGCGCTCGCTGGCCGCACTGACCGCCGTCGTCAGCGGAAACCAACGCCCGCAGATCAAGTCGCTCAGAAGCGACCTGAGGCTCGACCAGTTCGCGGCCGACAAGCGCGCGCAGCTAGAGTCCGATGGCCACATCACCAACGCCCTCGGCCGACCGATCAGGCCGAAGGACGAGAGCCCCCGAGACGGCGTGCTCGTCAATAACTTCGTGCAGTCATCGGCCGTTGACATCGCCCTGTCTGCGTTCTCGGCCACCTGCAAGGATCAAGACATCGAGCCGCTGCTCGTCATCCACGACGCCCTCTACTTCTCCGCTGAGCCGAAGGTGGCGGAGGGGCTGCGGAACCTGGGTCGCGTGACGGTGCCCGAGCTGAGCGTGCCTCTCAAGTTCACTGTCAACCGGGTCGACGAGTAGTTGTAAAGGCCCGATCTGGAGAATAAGTTCTACCGGCTGCAAAGCAAGGAGTGACATGAAGCATCTGGAAAACGAGGAAGGCACTGTAGTGCTCCACCGGCTCCCTGAGCTGACCCACGACATGGAAAACGTCCAGCAAGGAAGGGACGTGCCTGCTGTCGTGCTCGACGTGGAGACCACGGGCATCAACCCGGCAGACGGCGAGGTCATTCAGATCTCCCTGCTGCCTCTGTTCATCAACCCCGAGACGGGCGAGGTGACGGGCACGATGCCCATCCAGACGAAGCTCAACCAGCCCTCTCAGCCTCTCTCTGACGAGATCAAGGACCTGACTGGCTTCGATGACGAAGAGCTCGCTGGGCACAGCATCGACTGGTCGAAGGTTGCCGCGTTCATCGATCGCTGCAAGTTCGTCATCGCCCACAACGCCAAGTTCGACTACGGCTGGGTGCGAGAGAGCATGAGACGAGCAGGCGTGGCCATGCCCAAGGCCGTCTGGTGCTGCTCGATGAGCCAGATCGACTGGAAGCCCATCTGCAGGCACTCGAAGGCCCTGGAGGTGCTCTGCGCTTGGCACGGCTTCTTCTACGACTCGCATCGCGCCGATGCTGACGTGGCTGCTGTGCTCCACTTGCTCACCCGACGCGAAGGCACGCTCAAGAGCCTGATCGACACAGCTGCGGCGCCTGACTACCGCGTCTTCGCTGCCGGCTCGCTGATCGAGGAGAACAGCCTCTTGAAGGAGCGGCGCTACCGGTGGGATCGTGATGCTCGTTGCTGGTGGAAGGGCGTCGCGACGGCTGACGATGCACAAGCCGAGGCAGACTGGCTCTGCGAGAACCTCACGAGTGTTGATCCAGAGGTGATCGAAGTGCCTCCGTTCCAGCGTTTTGCCTGACGAGGAGCATATTTAGTAGCATGATGAAGTTGACCATTGAACAGTTGAAAAGAGTCGTTCGTCGAGCTCTCTCAGAGGCCAACCAGGCCGACGATGAGCTGCTCACCGAGCCCGATGAGAACGAGCCCGAGGGGGAAGAGGAAGAGCAGGAGGAGGTGTCTGCCGGCGGCGTTGCTGGCTTCGCGCTTCCTCTTGGCATGTCCCCTCCGGGATACGACCGAGCCAAGTTCATCAAGACCGCTCGGGACTCGTTTGGCGGCGAAGAAGACGAATAAACTTCTGAACACTCGACTCTGCACATTTACCCTATCTGCGTGGCAATCCTGCCACGAAGCAATTGAGCCATTGACCATTACACATTTGAGGAGGTAAGCATGGCTATCGATCTCGACGCAATCCGCAAGAAGCTCAACCAGCTCTCGGGCAACAACTCTCGACGCAACGTCATGTGGCGTCCCGAAGTTGACACTGAGACCACCGTTCGCCTGCTGTCGTTCAAGGACAACGACGGGCAGCCGTTCAAGGAGCTCTGGTTCTACTACAACATCGGCAACAATCCCGGCCTGCTCGCGCCCTACCAGTTCGGCAAGCCCGATCCGTTCCAGGAGCTGATCACCAAGCTTCGCGACGACGGTGCCAACGGCGACAAGTCGGCCTACGAGCTCGCCAAGAAGCTCTACCCGAAGATGCGCTGCTACGCACCGGTCATCGTTCGAGGCGAGGAAGGCGAAGGCGTCAAGCTCTGGTCGTTCGGCAAGCAGGTCTATCAGAACCTGCTCAACATCATGCTTGACGAGGACTACGGTGACATCACTGACCCGTCGACGGGACGAGACATCAAGGTCAAGTGCTACCAGAAGCCTGGCACTCAGTGGAAGCTCACTGACATCGTTGCTCGCCCGAAGGTGACTCCTCTGTCCGAAGATGCTAGCCAGGCGAAGGAGTGGCTGGACACGATGCCCGATCCGAACGATCTCTACGAGACCAAGTCCTACGAGCAGCTCGAGAAGATCATCAACGACTGGCTCACTGGCGACACCGATGACGACTCTGATGGATCCTCACGAGGCTTCAGCGCTTCGTCAACCACCCAGACCAACAACGCGTCAGCTGTCAACGAGAGCGTCGACTCCAAGATCAAGGACCTGAACGCTGCGTTCGCTGATCTCGAGCTCTGATCCAAAAGTCTTGAACTATCTCGCAAGACAAGTATAATCACAGGGGCCTCACGGCCCCTTTTCTACATCTGCACGAGGACATGAATGGCTAAGAAGAAGGCAGACCCGCAGGACTTCACTGACGACTTGATCAAGTCCCTGAACAAGGACTTCGGCTCACGTGTTGCGTACAACTTGAGCACAGACGA